GGTCCAGTTGAGGATTGCTCTATAGCGTCTTCTATTATCTTTGACATTGCTAAAGCTCGTGACGTAGGTATCGGGCCTGAAGTTACCTTTAACGTCTTGACTGACAGCGGTTTGGAGCCGGACCTCGCAGCGGCACTTCTTGAGCTTGTTTACATCTCAGGTAGTGACCTGTCACCAAAAGAACTAAAGGATGCAGTCTTTGCAGGTTGCATTACGGAACTAAAATAAGATACACCTCACGTAGCTCAACTGGATAGAGCAAGTGACTTCTAATCACTAGGTTGTAGGTTCGAGTCCTACCGTGAGGGCCAAATAACTGAACTACTACTGAAGCCAACATAAAGGATGTATACTATGGGTTTTAACAAAAACACTTGGACTAAAGACTACACTGGTGCAAAAGGTCTGGGCCAACTGTCTGCTGAAGATGCAATCCGCAAAGGTTACAAACCTAAAGTAAAAGTAACTAAGGTTAAGAAGTCAAAAGACTAACCTTTTAATTAAACAACTACTACTGAAGCCAACATAAAGGATATATACTATGGCTAAACACGTAATGGAAATGATTCTGGACTATGCTAAGGTTTTCGAGGAAGACCGTGACATGGGTAACGATGACAACAACGCAGGTCGTAAGATCGCAAACCACAACGGACAATGTGTAGTCAACGGGTACTTCACAGATGAGGCTCAGATTAAAAACTTGATCGCTTCTGGTGTGAACGAGGAAAACCTTGGACACGCCCGCTTCAAAGATGGAGACCCAGAGTTGGGTATCGGGAAGTACATGAAGATTGCCCGTCTGTTTGATAATGTCAAGACCTTCAAGGACAAGAAGGGGAACGAACAGGAGGTAGACTTTGGGGGCGCACCTAAAGTTATCGACTACACGCAGGGGGAGGAAAACAAAGCTCTGTGGTCCTATGAGGAGCAAGGTTCTCTGGGGAAAGGTACTAAGGCTATGGTACAGTTTGAGGACTACGGCAACGGCTCAGGTATCCGGCTGATTGCTATTGCGGTAACAGACTTCGTAGCTCCTCAAGAGAACTCTTCTGAAGAAGACTCGATGTTCACCGTTTGATAAGCTTAGGGGTCAGCTTAGGTTGGCCCCTTATTTTAACTGAAGGAAACTGAAATGAACACTGAACAACAGACAGAGAAGTACACTATGACCTACGAAGGTCCAAGTGGTGTCTGCGTAACACGAGAGTTCAACGCTGATGATCTGCATGAGGTAGCCTACCATACACTGAAGTTCATCCGAGGTTCAGGCTTTGACTATGTGGATATGCTTGAGCTTAGTACACCAGAGGGTGACATCTATCGTGCGGAGACTATGTAACCTTGAATGTTCTAGTAGATGCAGACATCATTGCCTACCGTGCAGCATACTCAGCAAGAGATGAACCTGAGAAGAAAGCAAGGCAGAAGGTAGATGAAATATGCAACGACATTATGTGCGAGTGTCACTTCCCAAGTAAGTACACACTAGGGGAGGACACTTGGTTTTACTTGACTGGGAGTAACAACTTCCGTTTTGACATAGCAACTATCAAGCCATACAAAGGGAAGAGAGGAGAGAAACCTGAACACCTAGCAGCTACCCGACAGCAACTACAAACACAGTGGATGGCTGAAGTAGTAGAAGGTCAGGAAGCAGATGATGCTATTGGGATTAAGGCTACTGAGTTGAATGGAGATTGCACTATCGTCTCTATCGACAAAGACTTGCTTATGATCCCAGCTACGCATTATAACTTCGTTAAACAAGAGTGGACAGAGGTTGACCAAGAGCAAGGTGATTACTTCTTCTACAAGCAACTGTTGACAGGAGACCAAGTGGACAACATTCAAGGAGTACAAGGTATCGGCCCTAAGAAGGCTGAGAAAGCGTACCAAGAGTGTACTACGGTGCAGGAAATGTATGCTAAGGCACTAGAGATGTACAATGGAGATGCTGATGAGCTACTAGAGAACGCTAGGCTGCTTTGGTTGCGTCGTTATGAAGGTGAAATGTGGGAGCCTCCCAGTGAACAAACGTAAGGCAGCACAACTAAAGTATGGGGTACGCTCAGGTCTTGAGGCTGACAACTGTAAGCACCTTGAGGACAAAGGTATCCCATACGAATATGAGAAGCATAAGATCAAGTGGGAGGATCACCAGTGGCGGTCTTATACACCTGACTTTGTGCTAGAGAGTAACGGTATCATCGTAGAAACTAAAGGGCGGTTTACTCCCGCAGATAGACGAAAGCACTTGCGTATTAAGGAGCAATACCCTAAGTTGGACATTAGGTTTGTGTTTACTAATGCGAACTCTAAGATCAACAAAGGTAGTAAGACTTCCTATGCTGATTGGTGTAAGCGTCATGGGTTCCTGTATGCTAATAAGTTCATCCCTGATGAGTGGCTTAAGGAACCTGAAGTTGAGATGAGGATTGAGGAGACTAAGGATGACTAAGAAGATCGTAGACTTGCTAGAGACTAACGGTATCAACCCAGAGGACGCATTGTTCTACCTGAGTACATATCTGCAAGATCAAGAGGTAACTAAAGATGAGTAAAGATATTCTAGTATTTTCCTGCGCACACACAGACCCGTCAGTAGGCAACGAACGGTTTGACTGGCTAGGTAAGTACATTGCTGACGTTAAGCCTGACATGGTTATTGACTTGGGTGATGGTGCTGACATGGGGAGCCTCAATAGTTTTGACACTCGTTACCCACAGGCTGTAGTGATGCAGAACTATGGTGACGACATCAACCACTACAACGAGGCTCAAGATCGTCTACGGACACCATACAAGAAGCTGAAGCGTAAGAAACTCCATTGGGTAGGGTTTGAGGGGAACCATGAGAATCGGATCAAAAAGGCTATTGCGGAAAGCCCCCGAAATGAGGACAGAACGGGACAAGGCTACGGGCTATCCTTTGGGCATCTTCAAACAGACCAATGGTTCGACGACTACCACGAATACTACAATTCAGCCCCCGCAATCGCTAACTACTGTGGTGTTGACTTTGCTCATTTCTTTAGTTCTGGGAACTACGGGACAGCTACTTCTGGTATTCACCATGCTTACACCGTCATCAACAACCGTCACAACTCTTCTGTATGTGGTCATAGTCATAAACGTGATGTGTACTTTAAGGATGGTGCGAATAGTATTGGGCTGGTGGTTGGCTGCTACAAAGGACATGAGGAATCGTGGGCGGGTCAAGCGAACAACGACTGGTGGAACGGTGTAGTCTTAATGAAAGGGGTTGACAACGGTATGTTTGAGCCTATGTTTGTATCTATGGATATGCTTGAGAAGGAGTACGGGAATGACTGATAACGTAAACAGCCCTAGTCACTACAACCAAGCAGGTATCGAATGTATTGATGCTATTAAGGCTTCTCTAGGTGACGGTTATCAAGACTATTGCAAAGGTAACGTGATGAAGTACCTCTGGCGGTACAAGTACAAGAACGGCATTGAGGACTTGAAGAAGGCTCAGTGGTATCTAAACTCAATGGTGGAAAATATGGAAGAAAGTGTGGTAGAAAACAATGGTTGAAACAGTCTTTATGGCACTAGCTTTGGTGCTGCTCATCTACATTGCATACATTAGTCACAAGACGTATGTAGCTACACAGATCACACTTGTAGGTTTGGTCACACTCTTGCAGTCATTTGAGGAAGAGGAGGACGGGTTTGGCGAAGAGATCAAATTTCACTAGACGAGAAAGGGATGCCTACTTTACACCTATTAAAGCTGTAGAGCCTCTGATTGACCATCTCCCGTATGAGGGGTTTACTTATGTAGAACCTTGTGCTGGCGATGGTCGCCTCGTGAACCACATCTCATATCTAACTCAAGGTTTTGGGGTGTGCAACTCTAAGAGTGACATTGAACCACAAGCAGACGACATAGCCGAATATGATGCACTATCTTTGCTGGCTTACGGGGTAGACTTCTGTATCACTAACCCACCGTGGGACAGAAAGTTCTTGCATCCGTTCATTGAGTGGTATAGTGTTCAGATGCCTACTTGGTTATTGTTTGATGCCGATTGGATGCACACTAAGCAGTCAGCAGAGTATATGGCGTACTGCAAGAAGGTTGTATCTGTTGGTAGGGTCAAGTGGATCGAAGGCAGTAAGAGCGTGGGTAAGGATAACTGTTGTTGGTACTTGTTTGACTATAACCACACAGGGCCAACTGAATTTTATGGGAGACTGATGTGATTGAATATATGACTGACGAAGAAGCTAAACGGGCCATTGAGAAAGCTAAGGCTAACCGTTTTAATGAATACGGAAACTATGGGGAGAACAACGGACCAGTGGGTGAAACTAAACAAGCAGACTACGCAGAGTTCGTAGAGTCCATGATTATAACTCATGGTCAGGACCGTCTGGCTGAGAACACTCTAGGTCTCGTAGGTGAGGCTGGTGAGGTAGCTGAGAAGGTTAAGAAATACTTCCGCGACACTAAGCTAGATGAAGCGGCTATCCAGAAGGAACTAGGGGATGTTATCTTCTACTGGTATGCTATGCACGGTGCCTTGGGGTTGGACCCAGAGGAGACTATCAAAATGAATATGGAGAAACTGTCCTCTCGTAAGGAACGTGGGGTTATTCGTGGGTCCGGAGATAATCGGTAATGACTTGGTTCTGGCGGTATATGAACTACTTGGCTACTTGGCGGGAACACCGTAAGGCTATCAAACAACTGAACCAACTGTCAGACCGTGAGTTGAATGACTTGGGTATCAGTCGTGCTGACATTGATCGTCTTGTGTGGCTAGAGGTGGATAAGCAACAGAGGGGTGCATCAGATTGACACCGGAAGAAGAAACCTGCAAGTGCTACGGATGCACTACCATGCGTAAGAAATGTGTACACAACGAGGATAAAACTATGAGGGGTCGCGGTAGTGATTAAGTATCCGTATTCACACGCTGTAGTAGCTATCCTAGTGTCCTTAGTTACCCTGTCGCCAACAGCAGGGGTTGCTATCTACTGGATGCGAGAGTTAAGAGACCTAGAGAAAAGCTACAACTGGAACTGGCACTTCTTTGACTGGAAGGGGTTCCTGTGGCCTACTCTAACTGTTGGACCTTTTGCTCTACTTGAGCTTTACCTTAAATATCAGCATCTACTAGGGACGATTAAATGACAAACAACGTACTACCAACTGACTACCAAACATTCATCGGGCTATCTCGTTATGCCAAGTGGCTAGAGGACGAGGGACGCCGTGAGACCTTCTCTGAGACTGTTAAACGTTATATCGACAATGTGGTTCAGGATGTTATCACAGATGATATGATGATAGCCCTTGATTGGGACACAGTGAAAGACGTAGAGCGGTCCATCCTAGACCTTGAGGTTATGCCCTCTATGCGTTCCTTGATGACAGCAGGGGCAGCAGCTAACCGTGACAACACCTGCATGTACAACTGTAGCTATCTGCCAGTAGATGACCCTAAGTCTTTCGATGAGGCTATGTTCATTCTGCTGTGCGGTACAGGCGTAGGGTTCTCAGTTGAGCGTCAGTTCATCAGTAAGTTGCCAGAGGTTCCTGACCAACTGTTCGCTAGTGACACTACAATCGTAGTCAAGGATAGTAAGGAAGGTTGGGCTAAGGCTTACCGTCAACTCTTGTCTCTCCTGTGGGCGGGTGAAGTACCCAAGTGGGACGTGTCTAAGGTTCGACCTGCTGGTGCTAAACTGAAGACTTTCGGTGGTCGTGCCTCTGGCCCTGCTCCTCTGGTTGACCTATTCCGGTTTACTATTGATAAGTTCAAGGGCGCTGCTGGTCGTAAGATGTCCTCTATTGAGTGCCATGACATTATGTGCAAGATTGGGGAGGTGGTTGTAGTTGGTGGTGTACGCCGTTCAGCTATGATTAGCCTTAGCAACCTGTCTGATGACCGTATGCGTCATGCTAAGTCTGGACAGTGGTGGGAGAACCAAGGTCAACGTGCATTGGCTAATAACTCTGTAAGCTACACAGAGAAGCCTGATATGGAGACCTTTATGCGTGAGTGGCTTGCCCTTGTAGAGAGTAAGTCTGGTGAGCGTGGTGTGTTCAACCGTCAAGCAAGTAAGAAGCAGGCAGCTAAGAACGGACGCCGTGACCCTAACTTTGAGTTTGGTACGAACCCTTGCTCAGAGATTATCTTGCGTCCGTATCAGTTCTGTAATCTGACGGAGGTGGTTGTACGAGCTACAGATACTATTGAGGACTTGGAGCGTAAGGTTCGCCTTGCAACTATCCTTGGTACTATCCAGAGTACGTACACACACTTCCCGTACCTGCGTAAGGTATGGCAACGGAACACTGAAGAAGAGCGCTTGTTGGGTGTCAG